ATCATATGATCTAACAGCACTACCTTCAAGCAACACAGTATTATTAGATAGATTAACTTGACTTGGTGTTAGTGTAACACGGCTAAATGGAAGAACACGTTTTCCAGGATATCCATTAACCACTTCACGAATTTCTAATGTTACAGGTATATTTGGATCTTTAGTAGCAAAGAATACATCAATGCTTGATATAAATGCTCCACCTTGAGATTGAACCAAGAAGGTTTGAGCAAGAGGATCCCACCAACCAGTATCAGCAACAACTCTTTGTGTAGTTTGTACGATTGATTGATTATCAAAAACTTGTTCCTCAACAATTAATGCATTACGAACAGAATTGATAGTCGCTTGTTTAGTTTCAAGAACACCAACTGCGCTGTAATTAGCACGAGCACGGGAAGTGAATGCAAGAGTTTCATCTGGTTGGTCGATAAGTTTTAGTTCACGAGTACCACAGCGAAAACGAACAAGTTCTGTATTTGGGATATTGAATAGTAGATTGATATCTCCAGCAGCATTCGTTACTAGATCTTGCCCAATAGTTGCAATAACTGGAACAGCTGATACCTTTGCTGTAGCAGAAGATAAAGTACCAGTAATAGTTTCATTAACTTGGAATGCTGTTGCACTGCAATTAACAATATGTAATGCGTATATTCCAGTATCTGGATTATACTCGGTACCAACAACTACAGCAGTTGCTCCAGAAGTTCCACCAGTGATAACATCACCACGATTTAAACAAACCTGAGAGTCACCAGCAATAAGTCGTGCAGTTTCTGTTACATTGGAACCAACATTTGTGGTTGCGTTAAAAGTACCAGCGAAACCAGTTGGTTGTGTGTAATATAATTTAGTTGCAGGAGTACAGTAATCAGAAATATCTACATTGTCAAAGAATGGATAGAATTTAGTGCTAGGTTTTAATTTCTTAATTTGAATAAGAACATTTCTTGATCTGATATACGGTATAGCAACACTAGATAAAACTCGATCATTAACTAGTTGCTGATCTATTTTTTCTTGAATAGTTGTTTTAATACCAGTTCTTGTTTGATTGACTGGAGTTGCAGTTACCTCTGCGGTAATCTGACGAGCATTACCCCATGATGAAATACCAAATCTTGCTTGTAATTCTGCTTGATTCAGATATACATCTCCCTGACGAGATGCCCAATTACCACCAGTTGTAAATACTACACGACCAGAATTAACTGGTGTTCCACTCCAAACAGTTTGCCATGCGTTCCAAACAGTACCAAGAACACCAGCTTTTTCTGCTAAAGTCTTAAGAGTATTATAATTACCTTGAACATCAATAATGATATCTGGACGACGTTCAACTTCGAACCAATCGTCAGAAGATGGATTTATAACCACATCACCGATAAATGTAAAAACAGCAAATGGATTGATATTTTCCAGACGTGATGCGTATGGTTGTTCAACTAAAACTGGATTAGCAACAACTGGTAAAGTGATAACATTACCATATAGTTTGTAATTTGCACTAGCACGTCCAATATCTGTAGATTTATTTTCTATTAAATTAACATTATAATTTGTGTAGAAAGGACGAAGATTTCTGTTTTCCATATCAATAGCACACAAATAATCCGCAGATGATGTATCACCAATATTATGCCCAGAGAAATTATCTACAACAAATCCATTTTTATAACGATCTAATCCAAGAGAATCAGTTATCGTCATAGATTCTGTTTGTTGCTCAAGCATTGTGAGCGAAGTATAATACTCTAAGTTATCAATACGTTTCTCAAGTTTACCGATATCACGCATTGTATATCGTTTATTATCAATCTTCTCAATAGATACGCTAGATGGTGTAGTTGTAAATGTATATGGTTCTAATATTAGGTTATAAAGAACCATATCTATTTGTGTTGTTATTGGATCTCCAGGTATTAAAGCGGATACTCCATCAACCAAATTAAATGTACCAGCAGTATTTATTGTAATTCTTGATTTTCTTGGTAAATAGTAAACAAAATCACATACAATATCATTACCACGTTTAGGCATTAATGACGATGTCTCTGATGCTGGAGTGAAAGTTGTACCATTATCATCAATACGAGGACGAAAATCAATACAGTCTCTTAATGGTGTTGTGCCATAAAAAGGGATAGATTTATAATCAATATTTGTGTATGATGAAACTGTAAAGAAATCACCAGTTCCATTATGTGCAAAATATTCAAATTCTACTTGAATTGGCGCAGCTGGTGGTGGATATGAACTCTTTAACGAGATAGAAGCCAATCCATAATGAGTTGATCTTTGTCCATCATCGAAATGATAACGATCTGTAATATCAATACTATAAGTTGCCCCTGGAGATGAGAATGTTCCAGTTTTCATCTTGACAGCGATAATTTTAAATCCATCAGCTTTACCAAGATATAAATTTGCAGCAGTAGCAGTAGCCTGTGTGGTAAATGTAACAGGGGTTGCTGTGGTCAATACTTTAGTTCTCTGAGAATTAACTGATGAGCTAGATTTATTGACTGCAGCCAATACAGTCATTGTTTTACCAGCATATGTATTTGCTAATTTTATAGTAACACTACTAGTATTAGTACCTGTAATGTCAGCTGGGAGAACGATTACTCCACCAGCAGTAGCGTCTGCATAAACTACAACATAATTTGAGTTTGACGCTGATGATGCAAATGTTCCAGCTGATGTTGTAATTTGTAAAGTACAAAATCCAGTACCACCTGAATCTGCAATACCAGCAGTATTACTAAATTTCTGAACTGCTGTATATGTTATGTCAGATACACTCTTGATAGCATATTGAGGAAGTTGAAAAATTAAACTAGAATTTTGTGGTTCAAGAAGATCTGCAGAAAGTCTGTCAATAGTCACACCAGTAACTGTAACTGATGGAGTGACTGTCATCTCTCTCTGTGAAGCAATTGCGTCTACACGAACACGTGTAGTGCCAAGGTTGATGTAATCACCAACTTTTAAATCTGTTTGGAACGAAGTACCACTTCCAGTAACTGTTTGGCTAGCAGCTGCAGTTGCTGCTCCAATTAGTCTTGTAGTACTAGGTTGAATATCAGCAGTAAAGTTAATGTTAGCGTCTGAACGATCAAAGAAGAAACTCTTAACATCACGTTGGAAACTATATCCAGTATTTAACTTAACATCAAATAATGATAACTTATATTGAGCAGTTTGTGTACCGATAGCTCCACCAGCATGATACTCAAATGCTCTAACACGAGCAGTACCAATTAATCCACTTGGAGCGACACCAACTGATGCATTGACATAGTTGTACAAATTAACTGTACTGAAATTTTCAATAGGTGGTGCGCCATTAACATTGGTAACCAATACATAGTTACCTACAGTAGCAGAGATAACTGAGTTTACTGAAGTATCTTCATCTCTAGCTTTATTAACATCGATATATGTTGTAGAAACTTTTTCAATTTCATAACCCTCGATATATGCTTTTCCAGGCTCAAGACCAATAGCTAGTTTAGATTCATCGCCACCATTCTCTGGAGTATAAACTCCACGATTGTAGAATACATTATCTACACTTACTTGGTATTCCCAGTTAACACCAAGTGTAGAACCACCATCATATGATGTTCCAGATGTATGAGTTGGTCCAACTTTCGGGTTACCAATACCAACAGATGTTGCATTATTTTTTGCTACGTATACATATCCACCATTAGTTACAACATCACCGATAAGGTATGCTTTACCAACAGCCCATGCGCCACGATTATTATTTCTATGTTCACGAACATCGATATTAAATGGACGAACAGTATAGTTGCCAGATTCATCAAATGTTCTGCGTGCTAAAGTTTTTTCTATTTCATTGTATTGAGTTGTTTCTACAATAGATGTAGTTTTACCCTCATTAACTCTAACAAGCTCAACGAAATCTTCATCCGCAGTAGAATTAATAGCTAATTTAGTTAATGTTAAATCGATATAGTAACGATGAGCACCTGGAGCTGCATAGTTATAAGATTCTTGTGCATTATCAAGAAGAGTTTCGTCGTCTTCTGGGATAACAATACTTTCTTTAGCTAAAACACCAATACGATAAGTTGGAGAATCACTGTACTTATCAAGAACAATAGTTTGCGCAGTTAGAAGAACGAAATGTCCTTTGATATAATAAACACCCTGTTCAATTTGAGCAATAGATCCAAGTCCAGTTGGTGCTGTTGCAAAAACTTGAACTGATGATAGTGTAGTTCCGACTGATGTATCAGTTAGAACATCTCCAGCAGTAAACGCCTTCGTTGTATTATTATTTGTTTGAGAATTTGTATATTTTACAAATAATGTTGGGGGATTAGTCCCATCTGATCTAGCATAGTAGATGACTTGGGCTTTTAACCCATTGGTATTAGAAATTGTTTTACCAACGTATGTGGTTAACAATTCATCAGTTAATACACTATTGTAAGTAGACTCTAACTTAACATAAGAGATTGTCGTATCAACAGATATCTGTCCAGGGATAACCATCGAACCATTTTTGAATACATGCGTACCAAGTTTGCTAATTTGGTTATGCATAATGCTCTGCATTTGCGTAAGTTCACGTGCCTGAACTGCGTAAGATGGACGATACAAAATTCGATAAAACTTTTTATTTTCATCGTAG